TTTGAGAGTGAACAATGAATCCAAAAAAAGAACAATAAATGATTTTGCAGGCAATCCTGTATTAGCAAGCTGCGAAAATTGCACTTGGTGCATAGACGTTTCTGACGGGCCTGAATATGGAGGTGCTTATTATGCTTGTGAAAAGAAAGGGAGAGAACACATGTCAAATTTAAAAGGCTTCCCATTTAAAACAGGGCAGGATTGCTGTGAACTAGCATTGTGGTTTTTAGTTGACTTTAGTAAGGAGTCTTAAAATGAACAAAACAATAACAATGCCGCTTGAAGAGTATGAAAGATTGGTTGCTATGCAGTCTGAGATTCTTTATGTGTCAGGATGGAATGAGCCGCAAGCTGAAAGAAACGGGTCGTTCTACTTTGGCGCTTTTTGTGGCGCCATAATTGGGTTTTTAGCTTGCATGATATTTTTATCGGTCTAACCTGCGCGAGGCCCACGTGCCATAGGTTGTTTATCAACAGGCCATTCATAAGCGACACAGTAACCTATTGCAGTTGTAATGTGTTGCGTGTCGTTTTTCTGGTCTTCTTGAAATGATGATCCTTGTTGTAATTGAACCGTTGCCAAGCCTTTATGACACCAAGGCGCTGTTTTAGGATTGACATACAAAGACACGCCACCGGACGCGGTTTTAATTTTAGCTCTAACAGCATTTTGACGGTCTTTAATTGCTGGGTGTGACTTAGCAACTCTACGCTGAAATTTCCAACCGTGTGCGCGTAACACGTCTTCAATATCATTATAATCTGAGTTATGCCCGTGTTTCTCGCCTGCCCTTCCTGCTGGGTCGCCGTACACGTAGACGGTTTTATTTTTGTGATTCTTGTATTTCTCGACAAATTCAAGCGCTGATTGCTTTGATACTGCGCTAATCAATACTATCTCATCTAACAAATAAAGCGAATTACCACGTCTAACGCCTATTGCGCTAGACAACGGCGTAAAGTTTTGATCGTGCATCCACCACAATAATTCATGGTCTTGTATAGCTTCATCGGTGTAATTGTCAGGTGAATAGTCCTCATAAATCCTACCGCTTGCGGTTTCAAATGAGGCCTGAAACTCTTGCTTGTATTGCTTGGTTGACATTACCTTTTTGGCTTCGGCTGCCATTTCTGGGAATATTTCCTCTGTCATCCAATGGAATACTTCGTACTCGTCACTAACGCCTGTTTTCGCTTTCTCACATAAATCATAGTAATGGTTTAAACCATCTGGAACGCCTAATAACCAGCACCATGCACGATAGTCTGGCCTAGTCGGGTTGACAGTGTTAAGGGCTGGGTAAATGTTTGCCTCCCATGCGTCAGGCTTGATGTCTGCGAATTCATCAATACCACCACCTACCCACGGGATACCCTCGATACGTTGTGGTTTATCAAGGCCAATAACGTGAATTTCAGAGCCGTTATTCATGTGAATAATCAGGTCTGAAACGTTCGGCTTTTTCTTGTGCGTAGCTGATAGCGTGAATGCTAAGAGGTCATCCCAAAATATCTTTTTAGCTTGTGCGTGAGTTGGTGCGGCTGCGAAGTATTGACCGACTATTTTATTTGCTTGCTTGACAAGGAATCGCTTAAAGCGTTCTGTTTTACCTGAACGCCTGCCTGCTGGCACAAGCGGAAACCTAACACCACGTATTACCGCAGTGATTAGGTTTAGCTGGACTGGATGGTCTTTTAGCTCGTACCACCTAGCAATCTGTCTATCGAGTAGGAAGTTACCTGTTGACATGTTCAAACATAGACTTGCACAACTCTTCTATTGCTTCATTCTCTGTTTGGCCAATTCCGACATATCCGACCATGTCAGATGAAAATTCTGCCTTAAATATATTAACTCCATGATTAAAGCCCATAGCATCAAGCAAAAATTCACACCATTCTATTTTTTTTATTGTGAACATATCAATTTAGCCTGTTTTGCTATGTTGACGAAATTTGCCAATGCAGAGTATCCATCAAGAGCCTGCCCTTGATTTGAAGTCTTCTGACACTTACCTTCCATAGCATCAAGAACATCTATTAAGTCTTTTATTATTTTTTCTTTATCTTCATTCATATTAATTAGGCAGTTTATCAATAAGACTTGCAACGGCTTCGACGAGTTTGTCGTTAGAGTTTCCAGTATCTTCTGGATTTTGCCTAAACTCATCAGGCATTCTATTCTTTGTCCAATAGATTAAAGCAGTAGTATCAGGCGGGTAATATTTTACCGTATCCGTTTTTATTATCTGCCCTTCAAACATTTTTATATCAACGTCAGGATGTGAATAACCAATGGCTCTGTGATACAAAGCCATCTTAACCCTTTCGTCTGCCGGCCTCTTTCCGACCTTTATGGACTCCGAAAAATCTTCATGTTGAAGCTTCCAAAGATTGATTGTTGACTCGGATACCTCGAAGAATTCTGATAAATCTCTATCTGTAGCGCCTAATCTGCAAATCTTTTCGGCCTGTTTTGCGTATTCTTCTTTGTACTTTGTCGGCCTAGCCACGGGCTACACTCCTCATATTTCGCGCACTGCGCAGATATTGAGAGTATACAGCCTAGTCTTTTAGTGAACAACCAATTTTAGCGGCTTGCTTTTCGATTGCATCTTTGTGCGCTTTTGCTTCTTCTTGCGACTCATTTTCTTTCGTTACTGTATAGCGATTGATTGACCTTACGTTTATCGGATTATTCAACACGCTATCAATCCAAGCGCGTGACCATCCGATATAATCTTCATTCAATTCCTCACACGTATAATCGCGATAAGTTGAAGCTGGCACAAAAGTCGCGCTAACCGCCATGTTTGACACTAATGCTAATACTAATAATTTTTTCATTTTACTCATCCCCATAATAATCAATACAAAGTTGTTTTAGTTCGTCGCGGGCGTGGATGTAGAATCCACCTGATATGCCGCCAACTGACAACCCACCTTTAATTAATTCAGCCAGCATTTGCACGTTATCTAACGCAAACCTACCCACCAAATCATTAAATTCAACAACATAATCATTATGCACCAACTGGTCATCACGAAACGTCGTTTTACCTGTTTTATACAATTCGTCCATGTGTCGCTTTGTGTTTGTCATTTCACCCTACCTACCCAAGTGTATTGCCTATACCATTAAAACCTAACAGCGTTCGATACACGAACGATTATAGCCATATTAGCCAATTAACCACACCACCACAAAAAATAATCATCCACCAGCACACAGTTTGCCCCAATGTAAAACGTTTTGTGTGACGTTGGTTGATAATGACATACTCGTTCATATCCGGGATGTATTGTCTCATTTTCAAATCTCCTTTTTGTTGAATGGTTAATCTATCACAAAAACACACCGTGACAACTCCGACCAGTTACACAAAAACCTCACACGACTCAGAGCATGAGCCAGTATCTAAATGCTTAGCTCCTCGCATTCTAGCTTTTATTTCATCACCTGTTGAGCCGTCAAATGCTGCTATTAAGCTTTCAAGAGATTGGTTTCCGCGATACATTTTTGACCAGTGCCCTGTTTTATCGTCTACACGAACTGAATCGCTGTAAAGCATATCAAGCCATTTAATATATAATTCCGGTTCGTCTCTTTGCGCTGCCGCCAGCTTTAAATTAGATTTTTTTGGGCAGAATACGCAGTTACCAAGGTGCTCTAGTATATCTAAATCAAACGGCATTCCTTTCCAAAATTCTAAAACGTCCTGCTTTTCAAAATCAGATATTTCAGCTAAGTATCTAATTCCTTTTTTAGCAGTTAATCGCCTAGGTTCATCCGCCCTAATTCCTAGCCACGTTTTATAATTGCCTTTCCCGTACTTATCATCACAATATTTTTTAAATGGTTTGAGCTTCATTCTGTCAGTGCAAAACATGCCGCCAGTGTATGGTATTCCATACTTGCTCATCATTTCAGAGAATGGCTTGCCATCACAACCAATGTCATTAGCATCGGCAACACTGTAGCCAACACCCGCCCCGATAGGATATGAAAAATCACCCCGCAAATAAGTGATCGGTGATTTAAGCCATTTACTGCAATTACGAATAAAATTATAAGTGCTAGGATGCTCGAAACCTGTATCCATATAAACGATATCAACATTATCACGCCCAAACTTTTCAATCATTAAATGACAAAGGTATGCACTTGTCCTACCCCCGCTAAAGCTAACCACGTTTTTCATATGTAAATCCTTAATTAATTTCCACCGAACAATAGCACACCAATTGCCGGTTGGTGGTCTTACCAGTTACACAAAAACCCACCCCTTATCCCTGGTCAACGCCTTTTTCAAATCATCAATATTCTTATGCACTGACAATACTGTCATTTCTGTACCGTCTGCTAGTTTTAGTTTGTGGGTTGTCACTGGGTTGTCCTTTAATGGTTTTCAGTATTATAGCGTAAATACTCCCTAAATATTCAAAATAGGGAAATATAGGGAAAAAGTTTCCCGCTCTGTATCCCTTAGTATATATAGGTTTAGCCTAAAAATAGGGAGATAGGGAAGGTTTAGCACCCTTGTGTGTAAATATA